CCAGAAGGCATGTTCATAGGTTGAACTGAAACGAATTCTTTAGCAACGATAGTTCCGAATACTTTACGAACTAAAGGCAAAGCAATACCAGCCCAGTTTTCACCTTGACCACCTGATGTGTAAAATGAGTTAGAAGCGATTTGGTTAGACTCAGTTACCAATTGCTTGGCTTGGTTTTCTAACAAGATTGACATATTATTTTTGTCAACTTCTACTAATCCTTCCAACAATCCAGTTTTAGCCCATTTTCCGGCTAATTTGGCAGCGTCGCTTTGGAGTGACTTCCATGAGCCAGCTGCGCTTTCGAGTAATTGTTGTACTTGTGACATTTTTTTGTTTTGTTTTTAAATTGGTTTTAAATTATTTTTTAATACCAGCTAATGTTTGCCATCTAGCAAATTGATCATTAACTTCTAAGATTGGTTTCTTTGTAGGAGCAACACCAGCAATTTTAGAAGCACCACCAATTCTTGATTCATTTACAGAAGATTTCTTTTCTTTTATTCCGTCTGATAATGTTTCAAATACTAATTTGGTTTCTTTTACTGTGGTTGCTTTATCAAAAGCTTCCAATACTTTTACTTTTTGTGATTCAGTTAAGTTTTTAGCTCTAAAGATTTTGTTTGTGTAAAGCAATTTAGCATTCAACAAATTCACTTCGTTAAGGTCAGATTTTACAGTTTCAAGAGCAGCATAAGCTTCTTCAAGCTTTTCTTCCATTTCTTTAACTTTTTTCTTGTAGTCTTCAACGCCTTCTTCTTCAGCAGTGTCTTTTTTATCACCACGTTTAGCAGCAGGTACGTCTCCTTTGTTACCACCGTACTTTTTTCTTTCCTTTAACTCGGCTACCAATTCGTCGATGTTTACTTCTTCTTCTTCAGAATCTTCAACTTCTTCTTCTTCACCTTCTTCGCCTTCAGCTTCATCACCGGCTTCTAATTCACCAGCGTTGACCATATCGGCAATTACATCTTCAATGAATTTCTTAAGGTCATCTTCAGACATATTTTCAAGATCGATTTCTTCATCTTCTTCCTCTTCGGCTTCTACTTCTTCTTCTTCGGCTACATTACCGTGAGCTGTAGGGCCTTTAGGGTCGTTGATTAAGTCATCTTCACCTTCCATTACATCTTCTTTTTTACCTTCTTCCATGTCATCGAGTTCTCTTAGAAGTTCATCAAGGTCCATTTCGTCAAGATCTTCACCTTCTTCCATGTCATAAGCTTCATCCATGTCGTGTTTTACTTCGTCCATTTCTTTAGCTTCATCCATTTCTTTAGATTCATCCATGTCAAAATTTTCTTTCATTTCCTTCTCGTCTTTTTTAGCTTCTTCGACTTCACCTTCTTCCATATCGTCAATTTCAGATAACTTTGCAGCTAACTTTTCTCTTAGATAAGGAGTGAATGCTTCTTCCAAAGCAGCTTTTGCATTTGCAATAGCAGTTTCTTTAACAGCTTTTGCATCAGCGATTGCTTCTTTTAGCAGATCTCTGTTCATACTTTTTGTCCTCAAATTAAATGTTGGAAATACGCTTATTATAGATTACTCGAAGCGTAATAAGATTTATTAGTGTCGATGCGATATAGGAGATCGCATATTACAAATATACATATATGAGGATTTTTAAAAGTCGCCTTTGTCATAAAAAAAGACCCCTCAATGAGGGGTCTATAGGTACGGTCAATAATGAAATATTAGGAGGTAGAACTTAAAATATAGGACACGTACCATTTGCACACAGAATCTCTGTGAGAATTGTGTTTACTTTTTCATATGAATTAATTTGAATTTCTTTACCTTCTTTTACTAAATGCATATATGAACCTGGGTTAGAAGGAGTTGAAACAAAATCCCAACATAACAATTCAAAATCATCTTGTACTTCTAAGGTTTCACCAATTTGTTTTAATGAACCCATTCCACGAGATGATACACCTACTGTTACATTATTTTCAATTAATGCTTTTAAAATATTACCAGATATTGTAGGTAAAAGTTCTAATTTACCCATTACCTTATCTCCATCCCACCAAATATTTCTAATGATGTGGGATACGTTTTTAAGATTAATAATAGAAGAATCGGGATGATCTAATTCACCTGTTGCTCTATTTTCTTTAACAACATCTTTATATTTTTCAATTTCCCTTTCCCATAATTCTTTAGGATAGTATCTTCCATTCCCGTTTTTAATTTCAGCAGTAGCAAGTACCCCTTCAACTAAAGGATTACCAGAAGGTGCTTTTAAACCTTCAGTTAGTTGTATGGGGGCAACTGAAAACGGGATTGTTTCAATTAATACTTGTTTCATATTATCCAGCAGCTTCTGCAGCTGCTTCTTTAGCTTTTGCATCAGCTAATTTCTTTTCAGCATCCGCTGTTTCTTTTTTCTTTTGAGCTACTACTTTTTCAGCAGCAGCAATAGCATCATCCATAGTACCTTCATCAATTGTATCTTCATTAATTTCATCTTCTTCAGATAATAATTCAATTAAAGATTTTCTTTCAATTGATTCTTTTAATTTTAAATCACCATATCCTGATGATTTATATTTACCTGTGGGAGCTACTGGTTCACCACCACCTACTACATCAGTTTTATATCCAATACCTTTAATACCAGCAAAAGCATTAATATGATAATAATTAATATCTTTAGCCATATTTTTAGCAACAATAGCTTTTAATTCATCTACTGTTTTTTTAGCATTTTTAGGATCACCCATTTCAGTTAAATAACCTAATAAAAATGATTGACCATATAAGTTATCAATGTTTTTAGGATCTTTATTATCAAAATTATGATCTAAATCTGCTTGAACATCTTTGTCTATTTTTTCAAAGGTGTTTTGATCACCATATTCTTTTTTATCTTTAACACCTACGGCCTCAGCTAAGTTAGTATCAAAAATTTTAAACCAATTTGGTTGTTGTTTATTTTGTGTAATTACACCACCAACAGCTTCACTTAAAAGACTTTTACTTTTTAAAATAGCAACAGCTGAATTAAAGTCATTACCATGAGCAATATGCTCAGGAAACATATTTCTAGCCATTTTAAGAAAATGGTCTTTATTACCTTTTCCTTCTTTTATCAGTTGGTATTCTTGTTGTAATGTTTTCATTTGTTATAAATATTATGTAAATAAGACTGCAGGTGCGCTTCCAGCAGCTAAACTTGCTGAAGTAATAAAAAGATTTATTGTTGTGCCAGCTGGTATAGTAATAGAAGGACCTACTGATTCAATAGTACTTCCATTTGCTGATAAAGCTGCTCCATATTTAAAAGCTGAAAGGACTGAACCTGTTATAGCGCTAGCTGATCCTGTTCCTAAACTTTGAATACCAGCAAATGAACCTGTTGCTGATTGTCCGGCTGTTAAAATTACTCCACCAAAATTTACGGGTATATTTGCCATGTTATTGTTTTTTAAATAAGTCTATTAAGTCGTTTAAATAATCGTTTGCTAAATCTGTTCCATATACTACAGCATATGAGTTTGGATTTGCTCTATAGTAATCCATAGTTTCATGTTTTGCTGCTTGTAATAATGGAATTAAAGCATTTAATTTTTCTTCTAAAGTATCAAATCCTTCTAATCTACTAAGAATAAATTTTCTTTTATCAGGATCAGTAATATTAACTCCATTAAGAAAATCTTCAACATCTGTTGCTTCCATTACTCGTTTAACTTCAATACCTTTAGCTTTTTTATTTAATTCTTTTTGATTAACTAATTTGTATTTAAAGTCAGTTATATATTTATTTTTAGTTACACCTTCAGGACCAGCTGAGGGGCCAGGACCCATAGTAGCACCTGGACCTTCTTTAACAGGTTTCCAACCAGCTTCACTATAAGCACTATAGTTTTTCTTTTTTACTTTACCTCCAAAAGCAGGAGCAGCATAATTTTCTCCTTCACCACCAGAAACGAAACCTGAGTTGGAGGAAATGGTAGATTCTTCATTTACCATTTTAATTCTAGCATAGTCTTCAGGGTAATTTTTTCTTACATGAGTACGTAATTCATTAAAGGTTTTTGTTAAATCTTGTTGGATTTTTAACATTGTTGAATCACCACGAATTTCTTTATTTCTAACTAAAGCATCCGTAAATTCTTTGGCTTTTTTTAGATTTTTAAATACCGAGGAAAAATCAGGGGTATCTTCAATACTCCATGTAATTTTACCAGTTTCAGGGTCAATATCAGTAACAGTAGATTTTGTACCTTTGCCGTACTCTACGTCACCAATTTCTAACTCTTTTAATTTGTATTTAAAATTACCCATTTGATTTAATAAGTTCTTCTAATAATGAAAAATATTGTAATAAATTAATTAATTCATCATCACCTACAGAAGCTGTTTTTCCTAAAGGTAATAACATATTATTAACTTCATTTAATTTAATTTGAACAGCTTTATTTTTTACTTTAAATGTTACTTTAGTTAATTCTTCTTTAATTTGTTGAATTTTAGTATTATAAAATTCTTTTAATTTTGGAGTTGAATCAACTGAATTAATGAATTCTTTTAAAACTTCTTTTTGATTATCATTCAACGAAGCATACTTACCGTTGAATTTTTCTAACATTACTTTATATGTTAAAATACGAAGATCTTTATCATATGATTGAAATTCAGTCATCAAATCTTCTTCTACTTTTTGTTTATTAACTTGTTTAGTTGTTAAACTTTCTAAAATAGCAATTTTATTTGAAATGATTTGATCAGGATTTGAAAGATTTTCGCTGTTATAAATTTCAAGTAAGGTATATAAAGCAGCATGTATTTTATAACTTGGAAGTTTAGTTTTAAAAAATTCTTCTAAATTATAATGATTTTGAATTTCATTAATCAAGTTATATTTTTGTCTTTTTAAAGTACCTCTATTTAAATTTTTAGATGATTCAATAACTGAATTAATTATAACTTCTGCTTTACCTTCTGTAAGTTTTTTATGTTTAGATAAAGTTTCGTATAATTTATACTCTTTACCTAACTCTGTCTTAACAAAATATTTTTTAAGAATATTAGTTGCTTTTGAATCTTTGCCTGACAAAGTATCCGAGGTAATTTGTCTTACCAAAAGTTCAAATAGAATTCCAGTATTCTTATACTTAGAATGTTTTATATTCATCCCTATAGATTTTATTATAAATATATCAAGATTTTTATTCTCTTATTTGACTTTCATCTAATAATGAATCTTTTGGTTTATCTTCGTTAAATGCAATTTTTTTCACCATACTTTCAATTAGTGTCTTATTTTTAAGATAAATTTGTTTTGCTTCTAAAGCTAATGGTGAATCTCCTTTATATTCTGGTTTGATTGAATCTGATTCATTGTCATCTTTTTTCATTCCTTTAGCACCTAATCTATCCTTACCAAAATTATCATCTTGTGTATTGCGTGTAGTTGATTTTTCTTCGGGACGACCCATTTTTAAATCATCTCCATATCCTACAGGTATATTTTCTGGGTCGGAATACATTCTTCCTTTACCATATAATGAAGCTAAATCGTGAGGCGTACCATATGATTTACCTGTCATTTTAGGATCGTTTCCTTCTTCAGCAATTTGATTAAATCTAAAGGCACGTTTTTGGTCTTCAGCTAATAAATCTCTATATTCATCATATTCATCTTGACTAAAATGGAAAATATTATCATAAATCCAATCAGTAGGTAATAATTTAGCTTCCATAATTGATTTAGCTAAATCTACTTTTTGAGTAAGTAAAGCAATTTTTTCTTGATCGTAAATAATTGACGGAGTAGTTAAATCTAATTCAAAATTAGTTAATTCTTCTCCAGTGTAACCTTGCGAATATAAGTGAACCAATGCGATCTTATATAATTCTGATAAGACAATACGTTGTATACGGTCTATAGTGCGAGCAAAACGAATATCTTCTGCAGCTAATGTTGCTTTACCAGTTAAATCTTTTTCGTAACCCATAAATGCCTTAGGAACTTTAAGGGCAGCAAATAATTTATCACGTAAATAAGTTACATCTTGAATACCATCATATTGTAAACCAGGAGTAGTTTCAATTTTTGTTGATGTATCATTTCCACGAATTGGAATATAAAAGTCTTCCAATAAGTTTTGCATGTTGTATTTTAAATTATATTCACCAGTTTTACTATCCATTAATGGAGTACGTTTCATTGTTGAAATTGTTTTCTGCATGAAATTTTCTACTTCATTAGGAGGAATAGAACCAACATTAATATAAAATATACGTCTATCTGGAGAACGGGAAATTCTATGAACTAGCATAGCATCTTCCATTAAAATATATTGTTTAAAAATACGACGAGCTGGTTCCAAATATGAACGACCATAAGGAAGATAGTTAACATCAGTTAGCAATCTAAAGTGAGCCATTTCATAATTATCAAAATAAATACCTGGTTGGTTATCTTGATAATCTCCTAATACAGGAGTACCAAAATAACCAGAACCACCAGCATAAATACCTTCAGGTGAATATCTAAAACGAACAGCATTTGGATGTTCTTTATCATAGTTTTCTTGTCTTTCAATATGGAATGCTGTATAAGGGATAACATTATAAACACCATATTTTTCAGCAATTTCCATTTTTAAAAAGAAATCACCATATTTACACATTTGACGAATCCAAGACCACATATTAAACTCAATATTTAATACGTCATAAAACAAATTATA